TCAACAATGTGGTTTTCTGCCCTTTCAAAGGTAGCTGGTGATATTCCTGGATTAAGAAAATTAGCAGGTCCTTTTGAGGCGGCAGCAAAAGCTTCTAGAGAAACAGTATTAAATAATGCAAAAAATAATACAAACCAAAGTGCTGGTATAGCAGGTTTACAAGCTGGTTTTAAAGCTTTAGGTCCTATTATAAGTAGCGCTTTAGGTCCTTTAGCTATAATTACTACTATTATAAGTGCTTTTAAGGCTTTAATAGACATGATGTTTGAAGCCGATAAACAGGTTACAGAAATAGCAAAAAGTTTAAATGTAAGTAAAGAAGCAGCACGAGATGTAAGACAAAGATTCTTTGAAATCTCAGACACTGCTTCTTCTTTAGGTAAAATACAAGAAGGTAATCTTATTTTACAAAAAGACTTAGTTGAAACTCAATTACAATTAAACCAGTTACTAGGAATATCTGTTGATTTATCTCAAGAACAAAATGCTGAATTTGCTGTCCAATTAACAAATGCTAGGAAGTTTTTAAAATTAAGTGAAGATGAACAAAAAGGATTAGTAAGTTTATATTCAACTACGGGTAAGTCTATAGATGAAGTAAAAACTAGTATTTTAGGTACTACTAGATTAAGAAAAATTGAATCGGGTGTATTATTAGATGAACGAAAAATATTAAAAGATGTTTTAACCGCTAGTAATGCTATTAAATTATCTGTAAAAGGAGGGGCTGAAGGTTTAACTAAAGCAGCAATGGCTGCTGCCGAACTGGGTTCAGATCTAAAATCAGTAGAAAATATATCCAAAGGTCTTTTGAATTTTGAAGAATCCATTTCCTCAGAACTAGAAGCAGAATTATTACTTGGAAAAGATTTAAACCTTGAAACCGCAAGAAGAGCAGCTTTAAATGGAGATTTAGAAACAGTAGCAAAAGAAATTAATAATCAAGTAGGTTCTGCTGCTGACTTTACTAGAATGAACGTTATCCAACAAGAGGCTTTAGCTAAAGCAATGGGTACATCACGTGATGAACTAGCAGATATGTTAGTTCAACAAGAAAGTCTTAACAAACTAAAAGGTAGTTTCAATGCTTTAAGTAAAGAAACTCTTGCTACTCTTAAAACATCAGGTAAAATTGATGAAGCCACTTATAAAAATTTAGTATCGGGTAAAGCTGCCTCCACTGATTATTATGATGCTCTTAAACAAGCCGGAATGGCCCAAAAAGAAATTATTGAATTACTAGGAGATGAAGCAGCAATATCTTTAGAATCCCAATCAGCACAAGAAAAATTTAATGATGCTATGGATAAAGCAAAAGAAGTTTTTTCTTCCTTTGTTGATGGAGGATATTTAGATAGTCTAGCAGATACATTAGTAGAAGTAATTAAATTCCTCCAGGGATATACTGAAGGCGAAGAAAAAGCAGTAACAACAGCACGAGAACTAAAACAACAAGGAAATCTTTCAGAAGAAGAACAGAAAAAAGTTGATACTTTAAAGAAAGCAGCTACCGATGAAAAAGGATTTTTTGGGACTTATTTTACATATCTTACTGAAGGAGTTGCAGGTGCAGCGATACAAATGTATAAAAATATGGCTGCAGAAGAAGCCCAAACTCAATTAGAAACTATAAAATCAGAAAAAATCCAAATCCCAGCAAAAGATTTTGTTATAAAAACTCTTGAAGAAGATACAGTAGTAGCAGCTGGTGGTACTAATTTAGGAAGAACAGACGAAATGGTAGCTCTTCTTAAAGAATTAACAATGGTTATGAAACAAGGAGGCAACGTATACCTTGACCTACAAAAAGTTGGCACAACAACAGACCAAAGTACATACAAATTAAATTCTTAAATATTTATAACAAAATAAAACTATGAGCTCACTATTAGATAAATTACAAAAAGGCGGTTCTAATTTAACCGCTTTTGACGGAACAACTCCAAGAATCAATCCCGGAGCAACTAAACAATCTAAATTACACGCTTCAAATCAACAACCAGGATATTCTTTGGATGGTGCTTTTGCAGGAGAAGTTAATGCCGCTTATAATTCTTATTTAGATGGTGTTACTACTAACAAATTACCCCAACCATCTCAATTGGATTTAAATGGTAAAATCCCTGCAAACAATTACTTAAGTAACCCCCCAGAACAAGGAATTTCTCAAAGATTAGTTGATTTGACACCTCCTCGTTAATGCCTTTAATTAACCTACAAACTAATCTTAAGTCCCTTAAATATGGGAGAGACAGGTTTAATGGTGGAGATAGTGGACAACCCTATATCCAAACCAATATTCCTGATGAGATATCTCCTTATATTGGTACTACGGATTTTTTATTAAGAGGAGGATTTAGAGCAGTCCAAGATTCAGTTGTAGATGTTGCCCGTTTGGGTAAAATGTTTGCTAGTACTAAGTCTCCTAATGGAGTACTTTTTATTGCCAAACAACAATTATTATCTCGTACCGCTGTCCGTACTCAAACCAGTGGTATACTGAATGAAGGCGTCTATACACCATTATCTACTTTGGCTCAAGCCGGGCTAGTGGCTTTTGGAAACCATTTAAATAAACAAGGTATAGACCCGTTTGCAAATACAGGAGCTTTTTCTACAAATACAAATCTTTATCAAAATAAAGTAACCCCTTCCCAATTACCTGAAGATAATAGATTAGTAAGATTAGTAGGAGGAGTTATTTCTGGGGCACCTACAAAAATAAATGATATAACTTTAACATCCAATAGTCCTGTTGATATAATGACTTATGGAGGAGGACCTGGTTCTAATTTAGGTGTTGGACAAACAGCAATAAAATATTCTCCAATATCAAAAACCCTTTTAACATCAGCCCCAAAAAAGATTAACAATCTTCAAACCTATTCAGATGAAGGGCAAAATGAATGGACCTACAGTCCTGAATTAGTTGAACAACAACCAAGATCTATTATAGGATATGGTATTGCTTCTCCTAAAATCCAAGATTTTAGAAAAGTTATAAGAGAAAAATTAGGTGCAACAACCTCAGCTGGAAAAGCAGCAACAGATAGTGGAGCAACTCCTTTTTCTCCTGACTATAATACTAAAAACATTGAAAATAGAGTCCATTTAGGAGATCCTGGTCAACGTGCTGGAAAAAGCTATGCCAATTATGCAGATGGAATAGATTATAGTTCAATAACTATCCCCAAAATAGGATCATTCAACCCAGGCTTAGATAAAATAACCTCAGTACCAATTTACAGAAGTGAATTTGTAACTGATGATAATAATTTAAATGATTTAGTTAAATTTAGAATTGCTATTTTAGATAATAATGTATCCGATGGTAAAGTGTTTAAAATGTTTATGCATTTTAGAGCATTTTTAGGTCCAATGAGTGACTCTTATACAGCAGATTGGAATGCCTTCAAATACTTAGGAAGAGGAGAAAACTTCTATACTTACCAGGGCTTTACTAGACAAATTTCATTATCTTGGACGGTTGCTGCTCAATCAAAGCAGGAATTGATTCCAATGTATAAAAAACTAAATTATTTAGCTTCGTCTCTAACCCCTGATTATAGTCCTCAAGGTTATATGAGAGGTAATTTAGCACAACTAACTGTAGGAGGTTATATTTACGAACAACCTGGTATTATAACAGGATTAACTTATGATATACAAGAAGATACTCCTTGGGAATTAGGAATAAATACAGAAGGAACTGATGATGGTACAGTAAAAGAAATGCCCCATATAATAAGAGTTTCAGGATTTACATTTATCCCAATCCAAGATTTTGTAGCAAGAAAACAAGAATTAGCCTTTAATGATAAAAAATTAACCGATCGTATTGATGAAAATGATGTAGGATTTGTAACAACATATGGAAATCAAAGATTTATTTCTTTATCTAATGGGATTTCAATAGATAATAGTAACTATAATATTTACGATACAGCAGAACAAGCTAGAGCACAACAATCTCAAAATCAAATCAATCAACTTCAAGGAAGAGGATTATCAATTCCAACAAGAAATATAAACATATAGTAAATGAATAGATATCTAAACATTCCAAAAACAAAAATAAACGGAAAAGAAGTTTATGTAACTTCCCGTTATCCTGAGGTACCAATCACCTCAGATGATATCTATGTTTATACAGTTCAAGGAGATAGATTTGATGTTTTAGCTCAACAATATTATAAAGATAGTTCTTTATGGTGGATTATCTCTATTGCAAATACAGACAAATTACCTCAAAATTCTTTGGTAATTCCTGAAGGTTTACAAATAAGGATTCCTGCTTTTTATGCTGGGATAATAAATACTTTTAACCGAATAAATTCTTAATTATTATGTCAAGTAATATAGTTGGAGAAGGTTTTGACGACTACGTAATAGGTCAAATAAAAAAAAGACAGGATATTTTAGGAAAACCTCGTAAAGATTCTCGAGATTTAATATGGGAAAATTCTAGAACAGGTTTTGTAAAATTAATTTCCTCAGCAAATATAAGAGATTTAAATAGTTTTGATAGTAAATTTGCAACCTCAAGCCAATTAGCAGAACGATTTGTTTTATTTAATGGTACTGTTGATGAAATATCTACAAGACTTCCTGGTATAGAAACACTTCAAAGAGGAGGTATAGATCCTAAAAGTTTTGCCACTAATACAGGAGCATATGGGTTAGGAGGCACACAATGGGGATTTAACCCAATGCCCGGTATCACATCAGCCAACATAAAATCAGAAGCTAGAGGTTCTTTAAGAACAGCTACTATTACTGTAAAAGCAAATAATAGAGACCAGTTTGAGCTCATAAATACTTTATATTTAAGATTAGGTTATTTGATGTTGTTGGAATGGGGTCACAATTGCTATTATAAAAATGATGGTACTTTTATTGATGATACTAATGTTAGTTTAGCTGACCCTTTTATAACCGCAGCCTATTCTTATAATGGATTTTTAGAACAAATTAAACTAAGAAGAAAAGAAACAGATGGAAATTACGATGCCTTAGTAGGTAAAGTAGTAAATTTTAACTGGACTTTTAATAGAGATGGTTCTTATGATATAACTATTATATTAAGAAGTATAGGAGATGTAATTGAATCTTTAAAATCTAATATCCTTACACCTACAGTAACAGTTGAAGCACCAACTTCTAATACATCAGCAGCAGAACTTGCTTCTTTTCTTAATAGGACAACGGGTGCTAATATACCTGTACCTAAACTAACAGGAGTAGGAGAAAATACAGGTTTTAATGCCGTTGATCCTTATGATGAATATGGAAGAGTAACTTCAAATTCTATTATAGTTGCTTTTTCAAAAGCCCATTCTATAGGAGCTAAGTTTGCTGAAGTACAATTTGATTTTTTCACACAATATAATAAACAATCTCCAAACGAAAGTAATCCTAATGGAATGCAATCCTTACCTAGAAGTGGTGATGGTAAAGATTACATAGTTCAAGAATATGATAACAAACTTACTAACATGTATATTAGGTTTGGTAAATTTCTTGATTTATTAACAGACTTAGTTATTCCTACTGTTAAAGGAGGAGGTAAATTAGTATCTTTTGGTAATACATCAATTAATAATGATAGAGTTTTAGCCTATTCTCCTGGCCTCCAAATAAGTTCAGATCCTAGAATATGTACTTTTAAACGTGTAATAGGTGAATACACTCTTTCGGGAGAAGCTACAGATCCTTTTGTTACAAGAGGTAAAAACAATTACATTAAACTAATGAATGTTTATTTTAATTTTGTTTTTATATTAAAATTATTAGAGGATTTAAAAGACAAAGAAGGAAAAATATCATTGGTTGATTTATTGAATACTATGTGGGAAGGATATACTAAAGCCACAGGAAACTTTAATAAAATTACAGTAAGAATAGATGATGAAAACAACGAAATTATTTTTGTAGATGAAACAGCTTTACCTGATAGAGAAAGTTTGCTTTTAAATACAAACTATGCTAAATTTGATGTTTACGGATTTACAAATAATACCACCCCAGTAGGAGGAAGTTTTATAAGAGATATGCAACTCAAAACAGAAATTACTCCTCAATTAGCTACTATGATTACTGTTGGTTCAACAGCTAATGGTTATGTAACAGGTCAAGATGCTACCACATTATCTAGTTTAAATAGAGATACTTTCCCCAGAATTAGCACAGATCTTATAAGTCCTACAACCCCCTCTACAGAACCCGTAGACGCTAATATACCCACAGAAACTAAATATAGTGAAGCTCTTACTTCCTATGATAATTTTGTAAAAATCTTAGGTTCATACAATAATTCAACTTTACCTTCTTGGAATGAAGATGCATTTAATAATTTTACAAGCACTCAAACCCAATTATTAGAATACGAACAACAATACCAAACAAACCAAGCAAGAAAAACCGGTAAACCATATGCTGCTTCTCCAAACAATGGTTTCTTACCTTTTAATCTTTCCTTAACAATGGATGGACTCTCAGGTATGAAAATATATCAACGTTATACTATAAATTCTACTTTCTTACCTAAAATGTATTCTAATACAGTAGATTTTATTACAAAAAGTATTAACCATACAATTCAAAATAATACTTGGACAACAAATATTGAATCTATTGCTATTCCTAAATACCCCCAACCAAGTCCAAAAACTCAAGAAGTTAAAGGAGCTCCTCTATTGTCTGATATTCTTCCTGGATTAAATTCACCTATTTCTCATACTGATATAACTAAAGTAGGAAAATTAAGAAATTTAATAGTAGCAACAGCTAAAAAATATAATGGTATCACAGAAATTGGAAATACTACTGGTTTTAGACCAAATAATGCTGATTTTGAAAATAAAATAAGAGGTGTAGGATGGACTCCTTATGTGGGAGCTCACTGGTGTAACTGGTTTACAAATTTAGTTTGGAAAGAAGCATATAATGAATATGCCTTAACTAATACTTTAGTAAAACCAATAATTAATACGGTGTTTAATAATTTTACAGTATCATCAGGTAATACTCCTCCATTAACTTCTAATCCTATAAACACATTTAATGGTATGTCTAAGGTTAAAGGAACTAACTATACTATAAGATTTGTTAATGGAAAATCAGTCCCTAAACCAGGTGATATGATAATATATATCTCAGGCCACGTTGCTATATGTGCTGAAGTAAATGCCTCTACTAGAACTTATGGAAGAATAGACGGTAATTATGGAGATAATGGAAGTGGTAGAGTAGTTTATACACCAGCAGGAGCAGGTGGGAATACTACTCAATTAGATGCCTTTGGAGAAGCAATTCAAATTTTAGGATTTATTACTCCCCCTTATGCTGATGAAGATGACAAATCAACTTCTGTTTCATTACCACAAATATCTAGTTTAGTTCCTCTTAATAGACTAATTAATACTCAAATCCAAAACCAACAACAAACACCTCAAACAGGAATATTCCCTCCTGCACCTAACTCTAATCCCTTTCCCGCAAACCCCTTTACAGGACAATAATATAGAGTATGCCATATTTTCCCAAATCCCAAATAAAAACCAATTTATATACCTCAGGGGAAGAATTTTATATTATTAATACAACTACTTTTTATAAAGGATACTATTATAAATTAGGAAATGGAAAATATTATAGTGGAAAAACTCCATCAACTACATCCCCTTCCATTGAAATAATCCCTAAAAATCAATCCGAAAAATTCTCAGCTAATTCTTTTACTGGAGTACCATCTTATGAGGATAATACAACCTATGGTGTTTACCCTACTCAATTTCTTCCAACAGATTATCCAAAATTTGTTCCTGGTGCAACCAAACAAATCCCTGTTTATAATCCAAATATTCCCACTCCTGAAGATTATCAAATAGGGGAATTTAGAAGATATTTCTGTAAAAAAACCAATGAAATAAAATATACAGAAATAGATAAAAACACTTATAATTTATTAATTAACCAATCCCCAACAATAGAATATACTTTATTTATACCTTTTTATTTAGATTGGCAATTAACAGGAAACGAAGAACAAGTAGCTAGAGTCAATAAAAACAATGCTGAATTAACAGCCCAAAGATTAAAATTACCTGGGTTACTAGAGTATCTAAGATTCGATTTTACAAAATATTATAAGTAAATTTGGCAATTTAAAACCTTGATGTTATATTCATCTCAATCAAGGTTATGTTTTGGTTAATTGAAAAAGAAGAGCATTTAGATTATTTAAGGCAAAGGCCAATCCAAGAGGCATTTGTTGAAATAATCCCATACCACGATAACATACACCCTGCTTTAAACGATGTGTCTCTAGTGTATATTAGACCGTTTAATGACACGAAAGGTTATATGCTATGCGTTGACCATAGTGAAACTGACTCGCTTAATAAAACGGTTATAAACGGTATACTACAAAAAATAGATAAAGTGTGGGTACAAGATAAAAAACAAGCATTGTATTATTTTCCAATAAAATGTTTGCATGACCTATCCCAATTCTCCCCTCCGTATATACAAAACACTAAAGCACACGAACACTTTTATTTTAAAAATACGGATTATCCAAAAGTAAATAAACTTGTGCCCGTAAGCAAGCACTATGAAAAATGTGAACATATTTATAATCACGTTCGTAGTGTTATACCTCAAGAACTACCTTCATGGTTTGATTTTTACAACAACAAGGTAGTGTTGGCGTTTTTTGGAATAGAAAAGAACGGAATTAAAATAGATAAATATGAATTTGATAAACACTATGAGCTCAATCAAGAATTTTATTCAATCCAAGGCGATAGGATTTACACATGCTACAATTTGGCTACAACAACACGTAGACCAAGTAACTCTTTTAATGGCATTAATTTTGCCGCAATAAATAAAGACAATGGCGCAAGGAGGAGCTTTAGATCGAGTCATGGTTTCATTGAGTTCGATATTAGCGCATACCATCCTCATCTTGTTTCTCGTATGGTTGCCTTTGATTTTGGCAACGAGGATATCCACCAAACGTTCGCGAACCTCTATGGCACTTCGTACCAAGAGGCAAAAGAAATCACCTTCAAGCAACTCTATGGTGGTGTATTTAAAGAATACGCGCATTTGGAATTTTTTCAAAAAGTAAGTAAATTTGTAGAGGATAACTGGAAAGAGTTTAATAACTCGGGTCAAGTTATTGTTCCAATTTCAGGTTATTGCTTTGAAAAAGACAAGCTGGAGAATATGAATCCACAAAAACTGTTTAATTATATGTTACAGAATGTGGAATCGGCTGTCAACACTTATATTTTAATGGATATACATAAGTTATTAAGGGGGAGAAAAACCCAAATCGTATTATATACTTATGATTCATTTTTGTTTGAAATGGGAGAGGGTGAGGAAGACATTGAAACAGAAATACAAAACATTTTTAAAAAATATAAATTAACAACAAAAACAAAACGAGGTTACGATTATGACTTTACAGGAAAATAAATATATGTATATGGGATACGATTTTGAACCCATAACTACAAGAGACGTGAATAATAAACTGTTTTGTACATTTACAAGCTTAGAGGAACTAGATTATTTGATCAGTCAACTGACAAAGTCGTACTCTATTATGTACAATAAAATGTTTGTTTTGTATGTAAAGAGTACAGATGAATATGTTATTACTTACAATGTAGAACAAGGGAATGTTGATTCAATCCCTGTAAATACTATTTTAGTACATAGAAAGAAAGAAACCAATACATTATATACAATTAATGCGTTGAATGATTTAATAAAAAAATTAAACGGTGGTGTAGTTGATCCTACTTACCGTGTAAACTGGCAACACTATAAAAACTGTATTTTGTTAACCAACCACAATGAGTTGAAACAATTGAATACAAAAGTTTATAAAATTGTTGAACTGTGATTAAATTAATTAGTATATTAAAAGAAATTAAAGATATTCTTTCTAATGAAGTATTAGAACAAGAAGCATCTTCTATACAAGGAAAAAGAATAATTGCTACTATAGATGATTTTGAAAGTGGAATAATCTTTCCATCTGAAAGCATTATTAAAGATATAGCTAATAAATATAATGTAGGATATATTATAAAAAAATACCCATCCAATCAAGCTATTATATTTTATAATAAATCTAATCCGAAATCTAAAGAAGCTATTGATTTATATAATAGATACATGACTGATTATTCATCACTTTCTAATAAAGATCATATTTCTTTAGGAAAATATTTTGGATATAGTAATGAGAGTATAAAAAATTTTATTGAGGATATAAATAGTGATAGTGTCTTTACTGTTAATAAAGAAGTTTTATCACCACAAACTATTTTTCAAGTAGGTAAAACATATGAATTATTACAAGATATACCCCAGGATATAAAATTTATATCTGATACATCACCTGTTGAGAAAAAGGGAGATAAATTTAAAGTAACAAAAATTGAACCTAATCCTACTAATCAATTTTGGGTGATTTATTTAGACTCTATAAATTATCCCGAAAAAAAATATTTAGATTTTAGAATAGAACCTCCAAACATCCCTTCAGATAAATATGATAAATTTGTTTTTAAAAATTTAAAAGAAATATAAAATAAAGAGCCCTTCAAAAGAGGGCTCACCTTAACTTAAAACAGATTTGGAAACCTTACTTTCTTTTCGTATATTTATAACATATTAGTAAACATGAAACCGACTAATAATTTTGATCTAAAAAAATTTATTACTGAAGGTAAGTTAATAAAAGAAAACAAAGAAATCAATAAATTAATAACTTCAGGATTCAAAGAAAAATTTGGAGGAAATTATTATTATGAATTTACCATTCCTTTTTCAACCAAGCCTTTAGATTATGTAGCTTATCAACCAAAAATAAATTCAAATGAATATTATATCATTGATGCTTATGGGCAAGAATTAAAAAAGTTTGATACTTTAGATGAAATGATTTCCCATTTAAAAACTTATATGAATATGCATCAATAAAATTTAAATAATTAATTTTTTCCCTATATTTATAACATATTAATAAAATGAAAAAGGCAGATAACTTCAATCCTGGTAAGTGGTTAGTTGAAAATAAAATCACTACTCAATCTCGCATAAATGAAGTAGAAGTACCTTCTAACTTAAACCCTATTACCAAGAAAAAATTTGATAATTTGTTAGCTATGGCTGAAAAAGCAGTAGCAAATAAAGATAAAGAAACTCTTTACAAAATATACAATAAAGGTTTATATACTGGTAGTAATGGTTGGTCTTATTTTATTGATTCTTTAGTTGATAAAGGATTAGCTAGTATAGATGATAGAGGAATGTTAAATTGGAATTTTGAAGAATCTCCTTTAAATGAAGCAGAAGATACATTAAAACAAGATATTTTGGATTTTTGGGATACCCTATTAGATGATGCTGATCAAAGTGATGGTGAATATGAGGCTGAATGGGATACTGATTTTTTTATAAATGATTATCCCGAATATAAAGAAAGAAAAGCTGAAGTTGAAAAAGTAGTAAAAATTCTAAAAAAAGAAGGAACTCTTACCTCTTCAGAATTTTGGGATAGTACATATGATCGTCCAAAAACTTCATCTAAAAAATCTCAACCCGAAGGAAAAAAAGGAACAGGATCAGTAACTGATTTTGTAAAACAAAACATAGATGCTGTATGGAAAGAAATAATCCCCTTGACAGATTATAATAGTAGTTGGATGAAAAAACAACTTCAAATTATAAAAAATAATCCTGATGAATATATTAAAGGAAATTCAGATGTAGTACAAATTCTCCATACAGAACCAGATAAAGTTTACAATGATGGTGATAAAATGCCATGGTACACAATGGGTTTTGACATCGATAAAATAAAACCAACTATATGGGAACAACGAATAGTTGTTAATGGTATAAATTTATATATTGAGATGGTATAACACATTAATAAAATAAAGAGCCCTTCAAAAGAGGGCTCAACTTAACTTGGTTATATAATACCTCGTTCTTATATTTCCGACATTAAACTAATTAATTTATAATCATGGATATTGCATCAATTAAACAACGACTAAATGCTTTACAGTCGACGAACAACACAGGCAAGAAAGAAAAAATCGATTACTCAAAAGTTTACTGGAAACCAAAAGAGGAAGGCAAGTACCAAATTCGTATTGTGCCGTCTAAACTAGATCCTAAAAACCCATTTAAAGAGGTTTTTGTTCACTATGGATTTGGAAAATTTCCTATTTTTGCTCTAACTAACTGGGGTGAAAAAGATCCAATCGTAGAATTTGCCGCTCAATTAAGAAAAACTAATGACAAAGAAAATTGGTCATTGGCTAAAAAATTGGACCCTAAAATGAGGATTTATGCTCCCGTTATTGTTAGGGGTGAAGAAGAAAAAGGTGTGCGCCTTTGGGAATTTGGTAAAGAAATTTACATGCAGCTTTTAGGTATTGCAGATGATGAAGATTATGGTGATTACACAGACATCAACGAAGGTAGAGACTTTACAGTTGAAGCCGTTAAAGGTGATATTGGTGGTCGTCAAGGATTGAAAACATCTATTCGTATTAAACCCAAAACCACTCCAGTAAGTACAGATGCTACTTTGATCGGTACTTTCCTTAGTGAACAACCAAATATTTTGGAAATTCAACGTAAGCGTACTTACGAAGAAATTAAAGAAATTCTCCAAAATTGGTTATCTCCAGAAGAACCAGAAGAGGGTTCAATCATTGATGATGAGAACGAACCAGAAGTAGAAGAAACAGTAACTACAAATGCTAAAGCTTATACTTTGAACCAACCTTTGGCTCCTAAAACATCAAAAGCAGACAAGTTCGATTCATTGTTTGAAGACGAGGACGACAACGATCTGCCTTTCTAATTAATTAAATTGAAGTTATGGCTAGAACTAAGAAAAGCGAATCGCTAACGGCAGCAGTCTCCAAAGAGATTAAAGCCAATTTTAACCTTGATAAATTCAAGGAAAAGAAAATGCTTAATGGCAACGTTAAGTTTAAAGAACAAAAGTGGATTCCCCTTAGTCCAGCATTTCAAGAAGTAACAAGTGTGCCTGGTATTCCTACCGGGCACATTGTTCTACTTCGTGGTCATAGTGATACAGGTAAAACAACAGCAATGATTGAAGGTGCTGTTAATGCTCAAAAAATGGGTATTCTACCAGTATTCATTATTACTGAAATGAAATGGAATTGGGAACATGCAATGCAAATGGGTCTTGAGGTTGAAATGGATGTTGACAAGGAAACAGGAGAAGTAAACAACTTTAGTGGTTTCTTCTTGTATGTTGACAGAGAAACAATCAACACAATCGAGGACGTAGCAGTATTCATTGCTGATTTATTAGATGAACAGAAAAAAGGTAATTTACCTTACGATTTATGTTTCTTTTGGGACTCAATCGGTTCAGTTCCTTGCGAACTATCTGTTAAATCAAATAAAAACAATAATGAATGGAATGCAGGTGCGATGTCTACACAATTTGGTAACAATATTAACCAAAAAATTACATTATCACGTAAAGAATCATCACCTTATACTAACACATTAGTATGTGTGAATAAGGTTTGGACAGCAAAAGCAGAAGTACCTATGGGACAACCTAAGTTGATGAACAAAGGTGGATTTGCTATGTGGTTTGATGCTACGTTTGTAATTACTTTTGGTAATATTTCAAATGCTGGTACATCTAAAATCAAAGCTATTAAAGATGGTAAACAAGTTGAATTTGCTAAACGTACCAACATCCAAATTGACAAAAACCACATTAATGGTATTACTACTCGTGGTAAAATCATTATGACTCCTCATGGCTTTATTAATGACACTGATAAAGAAATTAAGGCCTATAAGGATGAACATGCTAGTGAATGGATGAAAGTTTTAGGTGGAATGGACTTCGATATTTTTGAAGAAGATGAAACCTTTGAAACATTAAATGTTTTTGAACAAGAACCAGATTAATGTTGGTTTTGTTTAAAATTTTTATTACATTTACAGTATGAACAAGAGTGAATTATTAAACCTCCTAGATCAAATGGATAAACAGGAGTCTTCTCCTTCCAACCCACACGACAGAGTGTTGCTTATTGATGGGTTAAATTTGTTTTTTAGGAATTTTGCTATGATGAACTTTGTGAACGAACAAGGTGTTCACATTGGTGGTCTAGGAGGTTTTCTTCGCTCTTTAAATTCTCTGATAAATCAAGTACAACCAACCTCTGTTTATGTAGTGTTTGATGGTGTTGGTTCTTCAACTAATCGTAAAAACATGCTACCTGAATACAAATCAGGTCGTAATTTAGTTCGTATTACCAACTGGGATGTATTTGAGAGTTTGGACGACGAACATGATGCTAAAGTAGATCAAATTGTTCGTTTGATTCATTACCTCAAATGCCTACCAGTTAAAACATTGAGTTTAGATAAGGTGGAGGCCGATGATATAATTGCCTATTTAAGTGATATATTGCCTATAAAACACAATTCTCAAGTTTTCATAGTATCCAACGATAAGGACTTTGTTCAACTTGTAAACAACAATGTTACACTATACAGACCAGCCGAAAAAGAATACTATACACCCCAAACAGTAAAAGACAACTTTGGTATTTTGGCTGAAAATTTTATCATCTACAAAACCCTATTAGGAGACCAATCAGATAAAGTTGAGGGTGTAAAAGGATTAGGTCAAAAGGGTATATTGAAAAAATTTCCTGAATTAGCAGAACGTACTATTAGTTTTAAAGAACTGATTGAAATATGTGCTGCCAAACACAAAGAACATGTTACTTACTCAAGAGTAGTGTTTGATGTTGAGCGTTTAGAGAAAAATTTTCAAATCATGGATTTAGCAAATCCTTTGATTGACGACAACGACAAAGCATATCTTGAAGAAGAAACAGAAACCCCAACTCCAACTTTGAATCTTGAAGGATTTTTACGACTTTACAATGAGGATGGTTTAGGAAAAATGATTAAGAATCCTGAATTTACAATCAACGATACATTTAAAATATTAAACAGTTTTAGAAAATAAGTTATATGACATTAAACAATTTATCTCAATATGGAATAGGATTCCAGATTAAGGTATTATCATCACTTTTAACACACAAAGAATTTCTTCTGAATATTCAAGATGTGTTGAGTGAGGAATACTTTGATAACCAAGCCCACAAATGGATTATTAAACAAATCCTAGATTACTTCCAAAAGTATCATACTACCCCTTCAATGGATGTTTTGAAGGTAGAATTAAAGAAAATCGACAATGAAGTTCTACAAGTTTCTATTAAAGAACAATTAAGAGAAGCTTATAAAGCATCAGACGAGGATTTAAAGTATGTAGAGGAAGAATTTTCTAACTTTTGTAAAAACCAACAACTTAAAAAAGCGTTGTTAACAAGCGTAGACTTTTTGAATGCAGGAGACTATGATTCAATCAGAACAATGATTGATAACGCATTAAAAGCAGGTCAAGACAAAAATATGGGACACGAATACAATAAAGATGTTGAGTCTCGTTATCGTGAAGACCATAGAACAATTGTTCCTACTCCTTGGGAATCAATCAATGAATTACTACAGGGTGGTTTAGGAAATGGAGACTTTGGATTGATATTTGGTAATCCTGGTGGTGGTAAATCTTGGTCATTAGTTGCTTTAGGAGGATTTGCTGTTAAATTAGGTTACAATGTTTTACACTATACACTTGAGTTAGGTTCTGATTATGTAGGACGAAGGTATGATGCTTTCTTTACTGGAGTAGGAGTTCAAAACATTACCAAACATAAAGACCAAGTTGAAGAAGCAGTTACTCAATTACCAGGACAATTGATTATTAAAGAATATCCAACAGGTAAAGCCTCTATTTCAACAATTGAATCCCATATTAAAAAATGTATTGACCTAGACTTTAAACCAGATTTGATTATTATTGATTACGTAGATCTTCTTCGTTCAAAAAGAAAGAATCGTGAGCGTAAGGAAGAAATAGATGATATTTATATTAGTACTAAGGGACTTGCTAGAGAATTGAACCTACCAGTTTGGTCTGTTTCTCAAGTAAATCGAGCTGGTGCAAAAGATGATATTATTGAAGGTGATAAAGCAGCAGGTAGCTATGATAAAATGATGGTTACCGATGTTGCTATATCCTTATCAAGGAAACGTCAAGACAAAGTAAATGGGACAGGAAGATTTCACATCATGAAAAATAGATACGGTATGGACGGCCTAACGTTCTCAGTGAAAGCAGATACTTCCACAGGTCACTTTGAAGTATCGACCCATATTGAAGACGACGAACCTGAAACATCATCTACACCCTCGTTTGGCAACCAAATAGATTCAATAGACAAAGCCCTTATTAAACAAAAATTTTTCGAATTACAAACAGATTAAAATTATTAAAAAACAATGTTAACAACAGAATCACAAATTTTGTCGGAAATTACTACCCATTTGAAATATGCTAAATTCGTACCCGAAAAGCATAGAAGGGAAACGTGGGATGAGTTAGTTACCCGAAACAAAGAAATGCACATCAAAAAGTTTCCCCAATTGGCTGAAGAGATTGAAGCCGCTTACAAGTACGTTTATGATAAAAAGGTACTACCATCAATGCGTTCAATGCAATTTGCTGGTAAACCAATTGAAATAAACAATGCTCGTATTTTTAACTGTTCTTATTTACCAATTGATGATTTTAGAGCATTTTCTGAAATCATGTTCTTATTACTTTCAGGTTGTGGAGTAGGTTATTCAGTACAAACACACCACGTAGAAAAGTTACCTGAAATTAGAAAACCACTTAAGTGGAAGCGTTATTTAGTAGGTGATTCTATTGAAGGTTGGGCTGATGCCGTTCGTATGTTAACCAAAGCTTATTTTGGTCAAACATCAACAGGTCCTTTATTTGATTTTAGAGACATTAGAGCAAAAGGTGCTTCATTGATTACAGTTGGTGGTAAAGCACCAGGTCCTGAACCATTGAAAATTGCTTTAATTCATATGCAAGCTATTTTGGACCGCAAACAAGATGGTGAAAAATTAACTACTTTGGAATGTCACGATATTATTTGTCACTTGGCTGATGCTGTACTATCAGGTGGTATTCGTAGAGCAGCTCTTATTGCTTTGTTCAATCTTCATGATGAAGATATGTTGACTTGTAAATTTGGAAATTGGTGGGAAAATAACCCTCAAAGAGGCAGAGCAAACAATTCAGCAGTGTTACTTCGTAATATGATTGATAAAGAAACATTTATGAGTTTGTGGGGTAAAATTGAGGCATCTAATAGTGGAGAACCAGGTTTCTTATTTACAAATGATAAAGATGCTGGAACTAATCCTTGTGCCGAAATCAACTTAAAAGCTAACCAATTCTGTAACTTGTGTGAAATTAACGCTTCAGATATTGAAACGCAAGAAGAATATAATGACAGAGCTAAAGCAGCAGCATTTATTGGTACGTTACAAGCTTCATATACTGATTTCCATTACTTAAGAGATATTTGGAGAAAAACAACCGAAAAAGAAGCATTGTTAGGTATAGGAATGACAGGTATTGCCTCAGGTGCTGTGTTGAAACTTGATATGAAACAAGCAGCTAAAGTAGCCGTTGCTGAAAACGAAAGAGTAGCAGCTATTTTAGGTATTAATAAAGCAGCTCGTGTTACAACAGTTAAACCATCAGGAACTACATCTTTGGTATTAGGTACAAGTTCAGGTATTCACGCTTGGCACGATGATTACTATATGAGAAGAATTCGTTTAGGTAAAAATGAAGCTTTGTATACTTATTTGAATGTTTATCATCCTGAAATGTTGGAAGATGATTTCTTTAAACCAAATCTTCAATCAATTGTTTCTGTTCCTCAACGTGCTCCAGAAGGTGCTATCACACGTAAAGAATCAGCTATGGATTTGTTAGAACGTATTAAAACAATCAACAAAAACTGGATTAAACCAGGTCATAGAAAAGGTGCTAATATGCATAACGTATCAGCCACTGTTACTATTAAGCAAGATGAATGGCCTGCAGTTGGAGAATGGCTTTATGAAAATAAAGAATACTTTACAGCATTGTCTTTCTTACCTGAAGACCTTGGTACTTACAAACAAGCTCCTTTTGAAACAATTACAAAAGAGGAATTTGAAGAGGCAGTAAAATCATTACACGAGGTAGATTTATCACGAGTTATTGAAATGAGTGATAATACAGCGTTAATGGACCAAGCCGCTTGTGCAGGTGGAG